ACAGTAGACGCAGAAGGAAAAGTCAGGCCAGTTTCAGCCACACCATCTACTGTTACACTTATTTCAGAAGTGTCCTGATATGTAAAGGTAATAGAGAACTGTGTGGTAGTTCCATTACCTGTATAGTTGTCGTATGAAAAAGCCATCTGTTTTCCTATTTAATTTGCTAGTTCGTTGGCTGCTTGGTTAAGTATTGACCTTGCTCCATAGAGTGAAGACATAGGTAGTAGTCGTAGTAAAGCACGATACTCTGCTTCAGTCATATCACCCTCAGCTATAGCCTTACCAGAGCCTAATATTTTCTGAAGAATACTAATAGACGCTGGGGTAATTGCATAATTATTACCGTCCATAGCACCTGTAGTAACATCAAAGATAAGACCAAAGGTAGAAGCTGCACCAATCTGACTGATTGCTCCCTCTGCTAAACGAGCAGGAGAAAGGTTTTCTTTAATATACTTATCTCTATCCCCACGTCCTTCAGCATTAAGATATACACGTCCTGTGTACATAAGAGTACCCATAAACATAGAGCTTAAAAGTATCTTAGTAACTGTAGTAGCATCTCCATGTGCAAACCTAACACCCAAGCGCATTGCCTGTTGCTCCATAGCTGCTAGTGGGAAGCTTAAGAACTGAAAAACAGTCTTGCCCCACTCACCACGAAGAAAGGCGTTAGAAGAACCTATACTCATCTCCTGTACGTTTTGAGTAGTATCACGATAGGCAGATACTTGGAAAGCGTCTAGAGCTTGTTGATCGTTCCAATTCTTAGTGTTAAGACTTTCAATGATCTTTTTATCAGCATCCTTAAAGGTAGAGTGTTGTAGAACTTGGCTCCTAATTCTAGCAGCCATTGCTTCGTCAATACCAAGCTGCTCCATCTTAATCTTAGAGAATGGACTGTCGTTCTTTCGTGCTGCTCTTGCCCAAGCTGTAGCGTAGTTTAACATAGACATTCTACGTAGGGCAGCAGTAACTGGTGTTAGTCCAGATAGGAACGCAGTAGCTTCTCGTCCTCTGCCTAACCACTCATCTGTCTTAGTGATCCTAGCATCATCCGTTATATCTAAAGCGTCACCTTCAAATCTACTAACACGAGTGAACTTACCAGTAAGAACATCAGTACCTAAGCCTGTCAGTTCTTCTAGTTCTCGTAGTAGAGCATTGTCCAGTTTACCATCAGCAGCAATCTTCATCATCTTGCGATACTGAGGCATACTCCTGAGTAGTACAGGCAAAGAGTTTTCCATAAGTACGTTAGTCAACTCCATGAGTGCTGCCATACCTGACATACCCATGTGCATCATAAAGCTAACCTCACGCATCCTGCGTAGGGTCTGCCGTGTACCAAAGGATGGATCACCCTCTTTAAAGCCTAAGCGTCCTGTAATCCCATCATACATAAACTGTAGTGCTTCAATCTCTTTATTAAGGACATCTGGACTCTGGTTAATTACCTGAGCCTCATTACGCATCTTAGTAATTAAAGTTTCTAAAGAACTACCAACATCATTGGTATCAATACCGTTACGAGCTAGTCCAATAGCACCTGACATCTGGAAGACATAAGCATTGTTAAGGTTCTCAATGTCCTCTTCTAGTAGGTCAGTAAACTTAAGCTGCTCTATTCCACCATCATCCATACGGACATCAATACTAGTGTTCTCGTCTAGTAACAGGCGAGGCCGTGAACGCTTATGTCCCTTGACCCTAGTATTCTTAGTCAGAGTATCTATAAGCTGATCTATCTGTGCATCAGGAAGGTTCTGATCCTGCATAGATTTACGCAAGTCTTCCATTGTAAACTCAAATCCTCTGTGCATCGTAGTAAACCTACGAGAGAGAATTGTTTTAGCATAGCCACGTGCCATATCGCCAATAACATCAGCAGATAAGTTCTTTTCAATATCAGGTTGAGCCTTACGTACAGCGTTTTCTACTAACTCAGCTACTGCTGCTTCAGTCTTATCGCCAAACTTATTACGCAGTGCTGTAATACGTTCATCACTAAACAGTCGTGGTAGGTAGTTAGGTTGGTTATCCAGTATACCTGTGGTAAATCCACCAACATTATGCTTGATAGCTAGTTTACCTAACTCAGTCTGCTGCTCCATAACATCCTGAGCAACTTTGCGTACCTCAGGGTCTAGAACATCATTTAGTCCACCACGAATAGCCTTAGAGACAAGGATGTTAAAGTCTGTTAAGTCTCTACCAGTGCGTTTAGACCACGCCTTCCGGTTAATGTATAGGCTTCTAGCAAACCTGCTACGATAGATATGTTCTAACATAGCCTTATATTCTGAGGCTGATGCTCCAACAACAGTACGATCTACGTTACCTGAGCTATTAAGACCAAGCCTATCAGCAGCAGCGCGAACAAAACCATTCTCTGAGTTCTTCGTGAGGTTGAAGACAGATAGTCTTTTACGAAGGGGGGCAAGAACTGTGCCACCCAACTGTTTAGAGGTAGCCCTAGCCTCAGCCTCTGTAATAGCTCCAACAGGTGTTGGAACATCTGTTGCATCAATATCATCTAAGTCTCCCCTACGTTCCACTTCATCAATAATGCGTTGAGTAAGCCTATCAACATTGTTAGCATCATAGAAAGCTTTCTCATTAGGGGTGAGTTCCTCACCTAAGGCTACTTTCTGTGATAGCTCCTGAACCTTTCTATGTCTAGCAAATGCTGTAGTTACGCCACTAACAGTACCACCAATAGTACCGCCTGTAAGACCAGCCAGTAGTACATCACCGCCTGTGATATCATACTTTAGTCTAGCACGGATAGCCTCAAAGGCTGCTGCTTCTCCTGCACCTACTGCTGCTCCTAGTTTAGTAGCACGATAGACATTATATCCTCGTCTAGCTGTAAGACCAGTAGCCGTAGCTGGTGCTGTAACAGGCGCAGCAGGACCACTGACAGCCGCTACAGTTGCTGTAGTAGCTCCAACAGCTATTAGTTCCGAAGGGTCAAACATGGCGGCTAGAACGGTGGCTAGAGTACCCTTCCAGCCAGCCTTTTCTAGTTCTAGTCTGTTTGCTTGAGTAAGCTGAAAGTCCTTTGACATCTGCATGGCATAGTCATAGCTAACATCCTTAGCAGCTTCTAAGACTTCTTCAATAGCATCAGGATTATCTAAGTTTCCTACAAGAGACTCAGTTACTTCTGGTGTAAAGTCAGTTACAGGCTGTTTAGGCATACCAGTAAAGCGGTACTTATTACGAAGAAGAGTAGTATCAATATGTTCTTCCTGCCTTGCTGTTGAAAGAAGACTTAGGAAACTAACATCCTTGTCAGTCTTCAGTGCCTTCTCTCTTTCTGCTCTAAGTGTTGCCTCAGAGACAGTAGGTACAATCGGAACAGGTTGTACTTCTGTTACTCCGAAGGCTCTAGCAGCTTCTTGAGAGAGTTCGTCAGCCATTCATTTACTCCTGTTGATACTTTTCGTAACTTTTACGGAAAGATTTAATTCTGGATTTCCTGTCACTTGCATTACCAGCCCACCAATAGTTAGCCCAGAAGTCTTCAATAGACTGCTGACCTGATGTGACCATACCAATGTTAGCTTGTGGATGTTCCAACAAATCAAGCACAGCCAGTGCCATCTGTTGATTACCTGACAGTGATGTAATCTCTTTCTGAATAGCTTTATTATCACCACTCACATCAATCTCAGTAATCCATGCTGGTGTTTCTTGACCAAGCTTATTATAGTAATTAACAGCACGATTGATAGATGTTTTAAATCTATCTGGTTCGTACTGCATAAGACCACGAGCAGGGCCATCACCATATTGTTTCAGGTTAGGATCAAGAGTTCCATCTGATTCGTGGAAGGCTATAGGTTTAATGATAGTGTTAAGAATTACATCTGGTGTAGTATTCTTAGCTTGTGCAGCAATACCCAAGACCTCATCAAGCTGTGGCTTGGTTTCTATGTCGTACTGCTTTTCAGATGCCTCGTTCACAGCAATAATACTCCTTGCAATAGTAGCCTGTTCTTTTACTGTGATGCCACGATTGGCTTTACCACGAGCAAACAAACCTCGTACATCTAGTTGAAGTTCACTAATTAGTTCTGGGAAGTCATCAAGAATTTCTCTAGCTTTAATGATAGCTTTGTTATTAGTTAGCTTCATCTTAGTATTCTTGTAGGCTTCATCAAAGAACTCACCTACTCCACCTGCTGAGTCGGAGATTACAGGTATCATCTTGTCTATTGTTTCAGACATAATGGCATCTGCATCAATCTTCTCATAACCAAAAGTTTTCTGTAGGACTGACCTAATATCGTTTACATCTTCACGTAAGCTCTCTAGGAAAGGTTTTTCTATTGGCGCAGCAGGAGCAATTTCATCTGCTTCCTGTGCTTCTCTTGCTGCCATATCTTCTAATGCAGAAGGAATAGTAACCTTTGCTTCTGGTGGTAATGCCTTTTCAGGCTTCTGATATGATCTATAGAACGTAGTACTACCATCTGGAAGAGTACCTTCATACAAGTACAAACCAGTATTTACACCCTCATCTTGTATCTCTCTACCAGTCTTTATATCAAAACTTTCTGGTAGTTGAGTAACAATAGGAATGGTCTGTACATCCATACTTTCTAAAGTAGGTGTTTTAGCTGCTACAGTAGTATCAGTGTCAAACATTTCTATAGGCTCTAGAATAACACCCATCTGACCTGATACATATACGTCATTTTCTACTGTACGTGCTATTCGTTCAGCTATCATAGTCTTAACTGTTTTAGGGTCTAAGGCAACGTCCATAGGTATGTCACCTAAGCTACCTACAGGGCGACCGTTCTCATCTACAACAGCTACGTTAAACATCTTAGGGTTTGTGGTACGTTGTAATACAACACCTGTACCACCACGAGCAGCAATAGCTTCAACTGTGCTAGGTCTTTGAGCTTCCTCGTTAATGTAGGACTGTAACTGTGCTACCTCATTACCCTTACGATCTATAGCTGTATTAAGGATAGGTAAAGCGTGTTTAGTTCCTGTACTACTTTCTACAACAATAAAGTCTTTACGAGCATCCTTTACTGCCTGTTTAGTAGCCTCAATAAGAGGGATACCCATTTGCATATATAAGTCTACGCCATCCTGAATATAGGGTAGCATAACATTAGTATTTTTAACTTCATCAAAATCACTAATATCAGTAATACCCTGATCCAAAGCGTTCTGAATTTCAGTAGTGCTTGCCTTACGAACAGGAGTGCTAAGGTCAATAGTACGAACCATCTCTAGTGCTTCTCGTACTGCTCCTATAGCTGGACCATCTGGACCAACACCCTTCTTCTCAAGTAGATAGTCCATAGCTCTCATAAGTTTCTTTTCATCAGAACTCATTAGAGCATCTTTAATAGTAAATTTGTATCCATCCAGTTTCTTAAATGCTATGTAAGCTTTAGACATAAGCATAACATTTTCATCTGTAGTATCACCAAAGGATAGTAAAGACTTACCTGACATGATAGCGTTAGCATCTTCAGTAGGTACTATATTTAGAGGACGGTAAAGCTGGTTAATAGCTTCGCTCTCTGTCATTCCTAATTGACTAGCTACAGCTTGAATACCTGCAATAAGGTCTTCATCTTTAACAGCACGACTAGTACCATCCTTAAAAGTAACACTACCTCCTAAAGACATAGCGTCTTGACTCTGTAGATACCCTAGAACTTGGTTACGAACTGTTGTACTAAAGAACTCATCCTTACCCAACTTTAAGCGTTCATTATCATAAGAGGCTAGGCGAGTGTCAATAGTACGGACTGTATCCTGATACTTTGAAACTCCTAGTTGTCCTTCTTTCTTCAACCATCTATAAAGAGAAGTACGTCCATCCTGAGAAACGCGATTGGCTGTAGTCTTAACAGCATACTCATTAATAGCGTTCCACGGAGTACCTGTTGCAGCCTGATAGGTTTTCAAAAGATTGTCTGTAGCTTTATCTTTAAGGCTGTCATCTAACATAGGGTTGTCTTGAACAGCCAACACTTCTGTAAAGACTTCGTTAAGAGAGTTATTTAAATCAAACTTACTTTTTAAAGGATCATAAGACTTTGTGAAAAAGTCTAAGTTACCTACTTCAATATCCTGCTGGAAAGCTAACGCAAGTTTATCATCACCAGACTGTTGAACTTTGTCAAAGAATGGCTGCATAATCTCAGCACGTTTATCTCTGACCTGCTCATCGGTCATGTTAAGGTAAGCTTCTTGATTTGCAGGATCGTTAAAATCCTCGTAGGCTGCTCTTAATGCTTTACCAGCACCTAAACGAGCGTCAAAGGCACGTGCCGCAGCTATACCTCTTTCAGCTTCCCGCTGAAGCTTTAGTTGTTTTTCTTTTTCTATCTGAGCTAAAGTCTTAGCTGCTGGTGCAATAGCGGAGATAAACTCACCCAAGCCTGTTGTAGCTTCTGGTTGTGCAGCAGGACGTACATATGTCTCTACTGGACGAGCCACAGCTTGTAGTCTTGCAGAAGGCCGCAGCCGTTCTACTGGTTTTCTAGCCATTATTGTCCTCCACCCTGACCCACTGAATCACTATAACCATAGGTATAGTTTTGTGAACCTATTTCATCACCAAAAGTAGACTTGTATTTACTAGGTTGTTTTACATCAGCCGCATTATAAGCAGCAGTAGCACTAGCCGCAGTTCCTACAGCCGCAGCTAGGAAGTTTGGCATGACACCCTGTTGTAGAGAGTTAGTTCTGTTTAGTGCTTCCGCAGATGCACCACGCTTTTCAAGCTCAATCTGTTTCTCTACATTCTCTAGGTTTCTATTAATGGTAGTAATACCACGGAGCTTCTGTGCTGTATAGTCCTGTAGTAGTAAGTCTACTGAAGAACCACTAACACCAGACTCACCTGCTGCTACTAAGGCTGCACCCTCGCCCTCTAGGGCTTGGATACCTAGCCGCATCTTCTCTTCAGCGGCTGCTTCATTCTCTTGAATAGCCCTCTGATTAAGGGACTGTATCTTTAAATCTCGTGCATCGTTAGCTGCTAGTCTGTTAGCATCAAATCTAGCTTGGTCAGACTGAGCCTGAGCCACTCCTTGTTGATATTCAGAAACCCCTTGAGCAACTGTCAACACAGCCATAGTAACTGGGTCACACATCTTGTATCCTCACAAATTCTAAAAAGGGTTTGTTTCCTACACCCCAAGTTTCATGCCTTTTAATAAACGTAAATCCTACAAACTTTAACCAGTTAATAGCAACAGCGTAGTCAGCGTCACAGGCATTAGTTAGGATTGGATATTTATTGTTTGCTTCTTCTACCCATTTACGAGAACCACGAAGGAAGGGCATCCAGACCTTTGTTATTGGTGGTGCTGTAAGTAGCCATGGTATGCCTATAGAATTATCTAATCCTACAAGCCCATAGATACCAGCAAGCTCACCTGTTTCTTCTACAACAATAGTCCAGCACTCTTCTGACTCATCTAGTCCTTGCTGTAAGGCTTCCTTAACATCGCCATGTGAGGCAAGCACTTCTTCAGTATCCTCTGGTCTTAAGTTTGTAGCCAGATGGTCTACATCAGACTGAGTACTTGCTCTCACTTGGACTTTCATTACATTCTCCTAGAACGAAGGACAAAGAAGCCCTCCCATTCTGCTGATTGGAATACACATGGTAAGTGATTATCACTTTCGATTGTTA